GGGTAACGCAGGATATGGTGCCTTACTTGACTGGTATGCACCATATATCTTTAAAACAAGTGCCTTCGACACTTATTTTAAAGAAGGCAGGGTCATCTTCTGTGAAGAAAAACTGCCCAGTACTCCTCGATGCAGGATTCTGCATTGAGGAATACTCCTCATCCTCCGACAGAAAGTTTCTACGCGAGGATGAGAACGGTAAGGTGATGGAAATTCCAGACCCTTACCGACCTTCCGTGAACATAGGAACCCTCCTAGGTTTTGGAAGTGACTCGGAAGCTGAGGGAAGAACCCTCAACGAAGAGATTTCCGATAAGATTCAAGAAGAACTTGAATCCGAAGGAAAAACCAACCGAAAGAAGAGTTTTCAGAGGTTGGTTTATGGAGACTTCTTCCGTATCATTGCGGGAAGATTTCTCTACGACCTACAAGGCTCCGGTGAGGGTCCTGTAGTTCGCGTATGGTCAGGTGATGTCAAGAGACTCACCGATCCATTGAATCCAAATCTCTTCGAGTGGAAGAGACACGGATTAACCGCGCCGAAGAACCCGATTAGGTTCCAAGACGTGAAAAGCACGAAAGTCAAGATCGACTTTTTGCGCTTTCATACACATTGGGGATACAAGTTGTACCACATGTGTAAAGAGGAAGTAGTAGAGGGAAAACCCTGTAAAACTCCTCAGACCTTTTGGAGAGTCCTAGAGGACTATCTTGATGGTAAGCCGGACCCTCGTTGGACGAACGAGTTTACGGCCAAAGTTTACGCTGACCCGACAGTGGCCAGAAGTAAACTTGCACGGGCTTCACGCCTCTTAGAGGTGTTGAAGACCGTAGATGGGGTTTTTGCACAAAGGTTTTGTGCATTTCCTCATGAGGACTGGACATACGAAAAGTTTGATGTCTTCGTCCTAAGGGTTCTGTGGGAGATGATCTCCGACGAATTCCTCGACGGTGAGCTGACAAAGTTTGGCAGATCACTAGTCACTCGCTTCTCTGAGCTGAAGTCAGCCAGAGGCGAGTTTAAGCATGCAACTTCCAGAGGAAAAGTTGCAGACTTACATAGCACCGACTTGTTTAGAAAACAGGCCAGGTGGCTACGATTCCTTCTCCCGCTCTACAAGAGTTTCGAGATGGAACAGGACAGAATGAGGAAGATTTACCTACATGGTGTCCTGTGTCAGACTAGGGGTGCGGGAAAACCGCCGCCTGTCTGCAAGTTGCAGGCCAAAGAGAAGTTCTTATTGGTCACAACTATGCCTGATGACATCGACAGTGTTCGATTGAGGATCATCAAGCAAGCCATGGATGAGGTACTCAGCGAGTTACCCGACCATGTATTCACTGGTCTCACCACCAAAGGTGGGATAACCGTGAACACCTCCGCGTGCTTTGAGTACACTCAAGAACAAGGAGGAACGCTTCTTGCGATACAGGATATCTGTAAGAAGCGCGAAGCCGGTCACAAGGTCAAAACTTTTGATCTTGAGACAGGTAAACCGGATGGCCTCGTCGGCGACGAGGTTAACCCGGGAACTTACATCTTCTGGGCGTGTCTCCAGGAGGTGTTAAGCATGGCGCCAAGCAAAAGATCAGAGGTCACGCTTGTCGTCGTTAGCGAGCCTGGTAAGGACAGAGCGATTACCAAGGCCCGCGCTTGTTTAAAAATCGTACTCGATTGGATAAACAAGATCTGTGCGGTCCCTCTAGAAAAGGGATTTGACAGTAGCCATAGTGGGATGAGACTATCAAACCACGCATGGAACCTCTTCAAGGATTCCGAGTCGGAACCTCTAAGAGACATCCTTTTTAAAATCAAAGATTCTAAAAAGGTTGCGTACAACGGTAGCATCAGAGTGACTACCGAGTACGAAACAGTTTACGCAGTCTCAACGGACTACGAAACTGCCACCGATTACCAATCCCACAAAGTGGGTAGGATAATTGGCTACGCTTGGATGCTCAAATGCGGCATTCCTCGCGTCCTACGTAATCTTGTATGCGAAGTCGCATTCAATCCACGTACCATCTACTATCACGGGAATCTCGGGATAGGAGATGAAGTGAATTCCGAGGAGAACCTCTGGAAAATCACTACTAGTCGCGGAGTCCTCATGGGGGACCCTTTGACTAAAATCATCTTGCATTTCGATAATATCGTTGCAAGACGACTATCGTACAGACTCCTCCAAGAGGATTTCTATACGAGGGCTTTCGGGATTACTGGTAGTAATCACTACGAAAACCTCAAATCTAAACTCTTTGAAAAGGGAATAGATTTGGACCTACTACCCAAACTTTTCTAAGTTCGGACGTAGGCTACTGAGTGCACTTTGCAAAGCACAGTTCAGTACTCAGCCTATTGAAGGTAGCTCGTGTGCTACAACTTCTAAG